ATCCAATTTAATGTTGCTGCTGGGAATCAAAAAAATTGGGGATTTGCTAGTACCCTTTTAGCTGCTGGAGATTTTGGTCTTTATCAGTCTACCTCAAACGGTGGAAACCCTATTACTGCTGGTGCGGTTCAACTGTATTTTACCTCGGCGGGTGAAGCTACTTTTAGCTCAAATGTTACTCTTAAAGACAGCAAGTTGCTTATGTTAGGTACTGGTCAAGATGGAAGAATATTTTTTGACGAATCAACTAATGGATTTAATATAACTGCTGCAAATGGTACAGCTAATAATTTACACTTAAAATCAAATGAAATTCTTTTAAGTCAAGCAAATGCTGTTAATCATTTAAGAATGGTAGCAAATACTGGCATAATAATTAACGAGGGTAGTGAAAACCTAGATTTCAGAGTTGAGTCTGACAACTATAGCCATGCGTTGTTTGTAGATGGTAGTAATGGACGAGTTAATATTGGTGATGCAACAACCCCAGCAGCTGCTCTTCATATTTCAACAAATGCTGCTACGACCGAGCCTTTAGGTCTTAACGACTCAAGTTCTAGTGGTGCTACTGCAAAGCATAGGGTGAGTCTTAAATATCAGACAACAGAAGTTGGAAGTATTAAGGCTAATAATTCCGCAACAACTTTTAATACCTCTTCCGACCAACGCCTGAAAGAAAACATTGCAGACGCTGATAACGCAGGAAGCAAGATAGATGCTATTCAAGTCAGACAATTTGATTGGAAAGTCGATGGTTCGCACCAAGATTACGGCATGGTTGCACAGGAACTTATTGAAGTTGCACCTGAAGCTGTAGCGAGAGGCGAAAGCCAAGAAGAAATGATGGGTGTGGACTACTCAAAATTAGTACCAATGCTCGTCAAAGAAATACAATCACTAAGAAATAGAGTTGAACAATTAGAAAACTCATAACAATTTAACAAACTGGGAATAATACCAAACTTAAAACTAGGAGAAATAAAATGGCAATAGAATGGAAAATAACAAACACAGAGTATAACAACGACTCTGATAAAGGAATAGTACACGCTGCATGGCAATGTACAAATTCAGAAGTAGTAGGCTCTGGAGACTCAGCAGTAACTCATACAGGTACAGTATCAGGAATGGAGTCTTATACTCCAGACGCTAGTGCTGATGGCTATGTAGCTTATGCTAGTGTTACAGAAGCTAATGTAGTAGCTTGGATAAAAGCAACACTAGGCTCAGAAGAAGTTACTCGTGTAGAAACTAAAGTAGCTGCACAAATTACTAAAAGTAAAACACCACCAACAGCGTGGGGAGTTCCTTGGTAGTAAACTTATGGAACTAACTCCATACTTATTCTGGAATATCTTTATAACCTTGGTACTCGCACCAATTTTATTTAGTATCAGACAGAATGCTTCTGAAGCAAAAAGAATAGACATACTTTTAAATAAAACTCGTGAAGAGATGGCAAAAGATTATGTTACCAAATCAGAACTTAAAGATGACATGGGAATCCTCATGGATAGAATAGATAAAATTGGTGAAAAGCTTGACAAACTCTTTGAAGTTAAGTAAAATACTTATGAAGAAGAAAAACAATAAACGCCCGGTTCAAGTTATCAGTATATCTATTGGTACAGTATCATCAAAACTTTTAAACAAACTCACAAAAAGAATGGAAAAGAAAAATGAAAAGAAAAAATAAAAATTCTAAAAGAACTAAGTACAAAACTGCTGGTAGAGTAGACTATTCTAAAGGTGGTAGAGTTGGTTATGCTGTAGGTGATAGAGTAGATAGAGAAAGAGATGAACCTATTAATTTACCGGGTGGTGGTAGAAAAAAACCTCTTCCTCCTAAAGACCCTGTAGTTACTCAACCGGGTGGAAGAGGACCGGGCTTACCTCCAAAAGAAGGCAAACCAGTTCAACCACCTTCAGACCCTATAGTAACACCAACTCCTGTTATAAGACCTCCTTTTGAAGAACCACCGTTTAAAGGTCCTCCGGGCATAAAACCTCCTAAAGAACAACAACCTCCTCCTCCTCCTAACTTACCACCTGCAAGTGATGAAGCTATGAGAAGAACAAAAACCCCAGAAGAATTAAAATTTGAAGCAGACCGAAGAGAAAGAATAAGAGAAACAGGATTACAAATAGAAGCTTCTGCAACTGGTGATGTTCCTGATGCTGCTAAAATACCTAATGCTATGAGAGTAGGTGTTGATAGATTTGGTAAGCCTTTAAGAGACCAACAGCAACAAACTACAAGAATGCAAGATGTTGAAGGTTATGAAGATACTACAGCTACAGCTACTACTGCAAAAGATGTAACTCCTGAAGAAGTTTCAACAGGTGATGTTACAACAGCACAAACTCCACAAGATATAGAAACAGCTAAAATGGTAGCTTCTACAATAAGTGATTCACCAGAAGTACAAGCAGCTATTGGAAGTTTATCTCCTGAATCAGTTGCTAAAGTAAAAGAAATATCAGAACTGTCAGGACCAGCAGAAGCTGCAAGAATATCACAAAGCATTGCAGATGCTGCAAAAGCTACTAGTGTAGAAGGTATTTTATCTTCTGGTGCTTTTGCTAAAGATGTTATTGGAGTAGGTGCTAATGTATCTGATACTCCTGATGCAGAAGCAAAGTCTCGTGAAGCTATTACAGGCGTACCCGCTACAGACGGACAAGCTGCAGAAATTATAGGAACAGTTGGTTACGAAGCTGCACAACAAAGAGCAGTAACTGGAACAGCTGCTAAAGGTGAAGCTGCTAATATGTTAGCACAAGTTGGTAATTTACCTCCTGATATTACTGCTGCTATTGTAGAAGACCCAGCAGTTATGATTGCTCAAGTAGATGAGAACCCTGTAGAAGTTAATGCTGCTATTGCTGCACTACCTACAGAGGCTTTAGTATCTTCACAAATGGAATCATTGTTAGGTGGTATGGAAGATGGTACAATACCTGCATGGGCTAGACCTGCTGTAGATGCTGTTAATCAAGGAATGGCTGCAAGAGGAATAAGTGTTTCTACTGTAGGTAGAGATGCTTTGTTTAACTCTATTATACAATCAGCTATGCCAATGGCTCAAAGTAACGCACAAGCTTTACAAACTAGAGCAGCTCAAAACTTAAATAATGAGCAACAAGCAAACTTACAACAAGCTACACAAGAACAACAGTTAAGATTACAAAACTTAGCAAACCGTCAAGGTGCTGCAAGTCAAACTGCACAGATGTCTCAACAGATGAAGACAATGCAAAGTCAATTTACACAAGATGCTGTAATGACTTCTGCACAAATGCAACAGCAAACAAGAACACAAAACTTAAACAACCAGCAACAAGCTGCTGTTATTAATGCTCAAAACCAACAACAGGCTAATATGTCTAATCTTGGTAATGAACAACAACTTAATATGGCAGAGTTACAGATAGATGCTAATGTTCAAGGTGCTAATCAATCTGCTGTCAATCAAGAACGTATAGCAGAAATGCAAGTTGCTGCAGATTTCTTATCTAAGAATGCTGGTTTTAAACAACAAATGGAACTTGCTAATCTAAGCAACGACCAACAAATGAAGTTAGCAAACTTATCATCTCTTAATCAAGCTGGTTCAGAAAATCTTAGTGCTGCTCAACAAACAGAACTTAGTAATCTTAATAAACAAATGCAAATTAATATTAAGAATGGTGAGTTAGCTCAACAAATGGGATTAGCTCAACTTAATGTTGACCAACAAACAGCAATGCAAAATGCTAATGTTACAGCTAATATGGATATGTCTAAATTTAATGCTGCTCAACAAACAGAGTTGGCTAATAGTAAATTTATGCAAACAGTAGCTGTTACAAATATGAACGCAGAGCAACAAGCTATCATGCAAAATGCTACAGCTATGGCAAGTTTAGATATGGCTACAGTAGACCAAAGAACTAAGTTATCTATAACAAATGCTCAATCATTTTTACAAATGGATATGACAAATCTAAATGCTCAACAACAAGCAAACATGATGAAGAGTCAACAAGAACAACAAAGACTTCTTTCTAATCAATCTGCTGAAAATGCTGCAAGACAATTTAATAGTGCTAGTGAAAATCAAACCAATCAGTTTATGGCTAATATGAATGTACAAATGAATCAGTACAACGCTACACAAAGCAATGCAATGAGTCAGTTTAATGCGACCCAAGAAAATGCTGCAGAAGCTAGAAGAGCCGGTAGAGAAGCAGATACTGAAAAATTTAATGCACAGCTTACAACTCAAGTAGACCAGTTTAATAGTCAACAAGACTTTGCAAGAAATAGTTGGAACTCTCAAAACGCAGCAGCTGTAGAAGCTTCTAATGTTCAGTGGAGAAGACAGTCTAATACAATTAATACTGCTGCTCAAAATACAATTAACATGCAAAACGCACAGAATGCTTTTGGTATGTCTATGCAATCTCAGTCTTTTTTATGGCAAGAATTAAGAGACCAAGCAGATTTTGATTTTAGAGGGTATGAAAACGAAGAAAATAGAAAAGCTCAAATTATTGCAACAGCTATTGCTAATGAAGGTGAAGCTGGTAAAACATACGATGATTATTTAAAAAATTTAATAGCTACATTAGGTAGTTCATTTAATAGTGGTTATAGTAGTGGCGGTAGTGGTGGTGGTTATGGTGGTGGCGGACCACGTCAAAGATAAATAAAAGGAAACAATATGGGTAAACTAAGAAAAATAGGTAGAAAAATAAAAAAAGGAGTTAAAAAACTTTTTAGTTCTAAAATAGGAGCTTTCCTAGGAAGCATGGCTTTAAGCATGATATTAGGACCTGTAATTAGTAGAGCTTTTAATGGTATCAAAGGTGCTGTAATGGGCACAGGAGCCACGGCTACACAGGCAGCTACACAAGCAGCTACACAAACAGCTGCTGCTGAAACAGCTAAACAAGCTTTAGTAGATAAAGGACTGGAAAAAAGTATTTCTAAATCTTTACTAGCAGAAAGTGGTAAACAACTTACAACAGAACAAATCTTAGCTGGAGAAACTTTATCATCTGTAGCTTCCAAAGAAGTTGCTGGTAAAGCACTAAGTAAAGAAGCTATTAAATCTAGTTTGAGTAGTAATTTAAGTACAGGTATATCAACAACAGGTTTAAATCCCAAAGACCTTACAAACTTCTTAACAGAAAAAGTTGCTACAGGAACTATGCCTATAAATATATCTAATAGCGTAACAGGTTCTTTAAATAATTTTAATGACTTTCTTGAAACTGGAGATATTTTTAATTCAGAACTTACAGAATCTATAAGAGTTAATAAACTTTCTGTAGACGCTAAAGCTGCAACTAAAGCTGCTAAAGAGACAAAATTATTTGGAGATGGTAATTTAAAAAGTGATATTAAAGAAAATGTTACAGATTTTAAAACAGATGTAAAAGAATTTGTTAATGACCCAGTAGGTAAGACTAAAGAAATTGTAGGTGAAAACTTTGTAGGAGATACGGTTAAAGCTGTAGGTAGTTCTTATCTTTCAGAAATGATGAACGAACCCCCAGAAGATTTAGGTGGTTACGGCAGAGTAATATCTAGTCCAGCTTTAGTAGCTGCACAAGGTAACTATATGGAAAGGGTAGCTCCTAACTATCAAGCTGCTTTTAATACAAGAGTAAAAACTTTTGATGAAATTATGCAACAAGCTATGTATGGAACAGCTACTCCTCAATTTATGACAACTTATAGACCGTTAAAAGCAGGAGAATAGAGATGGCAATATCAAATAAAGCAATTAACTTTGTGCAAGGAAACTTAGAAAGAGGACAGGCAATTCCCGGACAAAGCCTTACTAACTCTCCTGATGAAAAGTATGCATGGGAAAAACCAGCAGAGTTTACAAATCCACGAGAAACTATGCTTTATGTTTTTGAAACTTTAACAGTTCCTGAAACAACTGCAAATATTTTATTATCAATAACTAACGGTGTTGGAATAATAGACATAGCTTCTATTACTTTATATTCAGGTTTTTTAGAAGGTAAGTGGAACCCTGATTTAATGACAATTTTAATGGAACCTACTATGTATATGATAATGGCTCTTGCAGAAAAAGCAGGTATAGAATACCAGTTAGAAGCAGGTGATAAGGATATTCCAAAAGAAATGACAGGAGATAGTGCTGTTAAAGTTTTACAAGAAGGAGTAAATGAACTTGATAAAATTAAAAATCAAGCTATAGAAAGAGTTAATCCTCAATCTGTACCTTCAGATGTTAGAGAAGTTATAGAACAAACAAAATTAGAACCTAGTCTTTTAGAAAAAATACAAAACGAAAAACCAACAAGTTTATTAGGTAAAGGAGAAGAGTAATGGCAGATGACAAATTTACAAGTTTATTAGGAAAAAGTTCTGGTACATCTTTTGGAGAACTAGCAGGTGCTTACATGTCTAGAGGAAAGAAAAAAGATAATAGAGCCAGAAATATTATGTTAGGTACATTACTTTTTAATATTAAAGAAAATAAAATGCGTAGTAATGTAATGAAAAATTTAGAAACTTTAGAAAATGATAAAGTTTTAGAACAAGCTAGACTTAATAAACAGTGGGTAGAAAGAGAAAAATTACAAACAGAATATGAAACTGTTAAAAATAAAGGTGCTTACAATTATTACAAAACAGATGCTGAAATAGCTTTTGAAGAAAGTCATGGTGCTGATGAGAAATATGATTTAAAAGCATACCAACAAGAAAAAATTGATTGGATGAAAGATTGGTCTAGTAAAAAAGAAGCTGATTTAAATAAAAGATATTCTGGTGTAGATACTGATATACTAACTAAAGAAGAATTTATGGAACCTGTAAATGCTTATTATAGAGCTAAACAAGAAGATTATTTAAACCCACAAAACACAAGTTTAGTACATAAAGCTTTAGGTAAAATAGGTTTTGGTACAAATAGAAGTGAAACAACAGGTAACTTTCTTGATAAAGAAGGAGAGGATACTGTTTATAAATTTAATGAAAATAGAAAAGCACATAAAACTAGAATAGATAATTTAACAAGTCAAGAAGTAGCAGAAATTAAAATGGATACTTATAAATATGATAAGACTATTAAATTAACAGATAAAGATTTTAATACAATTTTATCAGATAATAATTTATTAACTGGTACTAGTGCGGAACAACTAAGGGCACAAAGAAAAGCTTATGCAAATTTTGTAGGTTCAAATAAAAGTTATAAGTCTGCACAAGAAGCTGTAACTTCTGCTATTCTTGGTTTTGATATAGATTCAACAAACAATCAATTAGAAACTATAAGAAGAGAATATGAAGCAGTTAAAGGACCTATGCCTACAGCAGAAATAAAAAAAGAAAATTTAGAAAGTTTATCAACTTCTAAAGGTTCACAAATGTTTTATCAAGAACAAGAAACAACTGTTGCTGCAAAAAATTGGAAACGAGGATTGGAAAGAGAAATATCTAAATCATTTGGTATTAAAGACTTAACTGTAGATAGACAAAATAGAGCAGAAGACTTGTTCCAATTAGGTCTTAATAGTGGTCAGTATAAAGAATCTCAAAGAAAAGAAATACTTAATAAAATTATAGGAGAAGATTTAAGATTAGCTACAGGCGAACCTGATTATAATAAAATTAGAGATGACATTATTTCTCAAAAAACTTTAGAAACTTTAATAATTTTACAAGAAGACCCTAATGAATCTGCTAGAGCAAGAAGAGCACAAGCACAAATAAAAGCAATAAACTTTGTAGAAAAAGAAGATAAAGAATATTTAGAAGATGAATTAACTGCTCCTACTTATAAAAAATTACAAGATGTAAATTTTGATATGGTTAAGTTTAATAAACAATACGGAACTATAACAGGTCCAGACATGTCTATTATTAGAAAACTGCAAAGTAGTTTATATTTAACTACACAAACTGATTTAGCTATAACTGCTGGTAATAGTGTTGAACAACAATTAAGAGATTTAGCAGGTAAATAAATTATATATGCCTTCTTTATTAGAAAATTATAAAAATACTAATGATTTAAATTATGATAGTGATTTAAATGCTACTAGTGAATTTTACAAAAGTAGTAAAGCTTATCAAGAAAAATATTCTTTTGAAGAATTTGTAAAGTATGCTACTGAAAATTCATCTAATAAATTAGACGGTTCTATGTCTGAATATGTCACACCTCCTAAATATAATAAACGTAATTTTAAAAATTCATTATATACTGATGTAAGTTTAAAAGAATATACTGATTCATCACTTGCAGCTATAGATAAAATTAAAGATTTAACTAAAGAAGAAGTACAAGAGCTTATGCCTCTTAAGAATACTAGAAGAACTTTTGGTGGTTTATTAGATAAACTTGCTACAGGCACTATAAGTTTAGCAGGAGATGTATTAGCTCCTATTAGTCCGTATGAGCAAATAGAAGGAAATACGTTTAGAATAAAAACAAAAGAAGATATATTAACTGAAGAAGAAGAAAGAAGAAGTGCAACACAGAAAACAGTAAGTAATATTATTAGACCGGTAGTTACTTTAGGTACAGATGATATTTATGATGGCGATGAAATTCAAAGACCTGAAGGATTAGCTGGGAGATTAGGAGTAGACTTTGGTTCTTTTATTATGGCTATGAGAAACCCTTCTCAAGCAGCAAAATTATTTAAAGGTAAAGGTAAAGAAAAAGTAATACCTAAAAGACCAGTAGGAAGACCTAGTAATGCTAGTATAGCTGCAGCTAATGTTAAAGCTTTAAGAGATAAAAAGATAGCAGCCCTCAAAGGATTAGGTAAGGCTGAGTACGCTTCTCAAGTTGTATTTGCCGATGACCCTGAATTACAAATGGTAGCAGGTTTTCTTGATAAAAAACTAGGAACTTTTGCAGACGATAATATGTTAGGAGATATACTAGAGTATTTAGATACAGACGAAACTAGTACCTCTTCTCAAAGACGTTTAAGTTTATTGTTTGATGGAGCAGCTTTTTTAGGAGCAATAAAAGGAACACTGTTTGCAGGTAGTAAAGTAAAACAAGGAACTCAGAAAAGTTATGAACTTGCTTTAAAAGAAATTAAAAAAGACCCTAAAAAAGTACAAGCTTTAAAAACATACTTAAGAGACCCTATTCAAAAAGTAGTTCCTAGTTTTAAATCTGGAATAATAGATGATGTGTTTGTTAAATCAGCAGAGTCTGGAATGTTAAAATCACCTTTAAATTTTCTTAGAACTGTTAGAAGAAAGTTTGGTACATCTAGAGGTTATTATAGTGAAGAGATGTTTAACATTTTTAAAACTGCTGGATACGATAAAATAGCATGGTCTAAAGAAGGTGAAAATTTGTTTAAAGATTTACAATTTCAAATAAAAAAAGTTTCTCAAACTGGTAAATTTACTAAAGACGAAGTTGAAACAGCACTAGAAAAGTATTTAGCAGGAGATACTAAAGCATTAAATGGAACTAGTAAAGAGTTAAAAGCATTTGCTAGACAAACACAAAATAAAATTACTCAGTTAAGTAAAAGTTTGTTAAAAACAAATGTAATACCGCAGGAATTAAAAAACGTAATTGACTTAAATTTGGGTAAGTATTTAAGACAAAGTTATGAACTTTTTGAAAATCCAAACTGGAAACCTTCTGATGATGTAATTAAAAATGCTAAAGGATATGTTGCAAGTTTACTAAGAGAAACACCAATTCAAACTGAAGTGTTTGAAACAGTTGGTAAACTAACTCCTTCTCAAATAGAAGTGAAAGCAAGTAACATAATAGAAGATATTTTATCTAGAGGAGTTAAGAACAAAGGAATAGATACTGATGTAGTAAAACATTTTAATGATGTATTTGGTGTTCAAAAAGCAAACATTAAATTTGCTACTAGAGAAAATATTGGAAAACCATTACAAGACTTAATGGGTCGTAGAGGTTCAGAAGATACTAGTAAGTCTGTATTTAATACTATAGAAACTTTAGGTCATTATATAACTGAAGTTAAAATGTACGATGATATGTTTAAAAGAGGTAAAGATAAATGGTTCTTTAAAAACGGAGTAAATACTTTAGACAATAATCCTCAGAGAACTGCAGGAACTATAAGTGGAGAAGGTTTTGGTGCATTAGATAACATGTCAACAACTCCACAAATTGCAAAACTTTTTGACAACATGAACCAAGTTCAAAATAGTAACTGGTATGCTAGAGCAGGACAGTTATTTTTAGGTGCTAAAGGATGGGGACAGGCAGCTGCAACTGTATATAGTTTAACAACTCATGCACGTAATACCATTGGTGGTGGTTTGATTATGGCTTCTAACGGTTTAAATCCTTTTGATGCTGAAACTAGAAAATCTTTTAAAATGTTACAAAATGAACTGTTTGCTTCTAGAGGAAAAAGCAGTAAAGAACTAGAAAAAGTTTATGTAAAGTATCAAAGATTAGGATTAGTTAATCAAAGTGTACAAGTAGGAGAATTTAAACGTAACATAAATTCAGCTTCTTTTTTAGATGATTATGTAAAACAACAAAATGAAAGTTTTAGTAAATTAGCTTATGGAAGTACTACTGGTTTAATTAAGAATGTAACTAATAAAGTTTCAAAAGTATATGTAGCTGAAGATGATTTATGGAGAATAGCAGGTTTTGAAAAAGAATTAACAGTTTTAAAAAGAGCAAATAAACTTAGCACTACACCTAAAACAACAGCACAATTAGAAAAAGAAGCAGCAACTATAATAAGAAACACCATGCCTACTTATGATTTAGTTCCTCAAGGATTTCAAGAACTAAGAGCATTGCCTTTTGGTAATTTTTATTCTTTCTTTGCTGAAAGATGGAGAAATAGTTATCACAGTTTAACTCAAGGATTAAGAGAAGTTAAATCTGGCAACGCTGAATTAGTAGAAAGAGGTTATAAAAGATTAGCAAGTCAAATAGCAATAGGTTATGCCGGTTCTGAAGGAGTCAATCAGTTTAGTAAATATTCTTTTGGGGTATCAGACGAAGAAGAAAAAGCTATAAAAGATTTAGTACTTCCTTATTGGTCTAAAAATAGTACTATAGGTTATCAAAGAGATAAAAATGGTAATCTTCAATGGGTTGATTTAAGTTTTACAGACCCCCAAGCTCCTATTATAGATGTTTTTAAAAATGGATTAGATGAGTTTTTAAATCCAAATACTCCCGATGCTAAAACATCAGAAAAAATAATTGGTGGTATGTATCAATCTTTAACAACTCTTGCTAAACCTTTTATGACAGAAGCTCTTTTTACTGAAAGATTATTAGAAGCTTTTACAGGAAGAGATAATCAAACTGGAGAATATGTTGATGGTTACAATCCCACTAACTCAGGGATTGAAAATTTCATGGCTGTTTCTTATCATGTAGGAAATGTACTAGTTCCTAGATTTGCAAGAGAAGGATATAGTTATACTTTAGGAGAAAAAGCAGAAAAGTTAAAAGAAGGAGACTTAACATATAATAATGAATTATTATCTAAAGTTACAGGTCAAAGATTTTATTCTGTTAATGCAGAAACTTTAAAAGATAATTTATATTTTAGAACAAAAGAATTTACTGATGCTTATGAGGGTATTAAAGATGGATTTAAAATTAATAAAACAGATTCTAGTGAAGACATTATTAATAAATACATAAAACAAAATGAAAAATATTATAAGTTTCAAGTAGATTTTAATAAAGCAGTAAGAGCTTCTTCTACTTTAAACTTAGATAGTTTAGTAATTAGAGATACTTTAAACAGAACTTTATCAGGTTTTAGTAGTGTTGAAAAAGAAAGTTTTTTATTAGGAGATAATTCTTTTAAACCTTTAAGATTAAACAATTATAATTTTAAAACTTTATTTCAATTAGATGATAAGCCTGATGTGTCTTATCTTGATTTTACAGAATTATACTCTAACGCCTATCAAAAACTTTCACATCTTCCGTTAATAGAAAAGAACGAATATTCTACTATAGAAAAAGAAGCTATAGAATTAATAAAATCTCCTGAAAGACTTAACAAATTTGAAGGTGGCGAAGTAGATGTACCTTTCACTAAAGATGAACCTGAAAATAGAATAGATTCTTTTACAGGTAAACCTTACTCAGACCAGATGGCTAGGTTAGGATTAGCTGAAGGTGGACAACCTCAAGATATATTATCTTTTATTGGACAAGCTAGAGGTTATGAAGACCTTTCATTTTTAAGACAGTATTCTGATGACGTTAAATGGCAAGAGGTTAGAGGTGCTGGACCGACAACAGTTCAAAATAATAATGGACCAGCAAGAGGAAGTTATCAGGTAGAAGGAAGTGAAGGTAGCAGTAGAAACGAAACTATTTTACAAAGAGCTAAAAACTTTTACGAAAAATATCCTAATGCTCCTAAATCAAAAGAAATTGAATATGCTTTATCACAACAAGGTAAGGATTTAGATTTTTCAACTTTATCAGAATTAACACAAGATTCTTTATTCTTTATAGATGCAGAAAGGGGAACTTTACCACTTGATAAATTAGCAACAGGAGAATTAAATAATAAAACAGCTTGGATGGAACATTGGAATCAAGGACCTGATAGAAAAGTAATGGAAGATAAGTGGGATAAAGCACAGAAAGAAAAAGAAATTTTATTACAACAACAACTTGTACAATGATACTTTACACAGAGACACAGCTTGAAACAGCTTATAACATTTACAGGCTACATCAGATAAGTCAAGGTATAAACTTTATGGACTTAGAAAACTTTAGAAAACTATACGAAGAGTTAGTAACAGAGATAGTATAATGGGATTTCCATTTGAGATAATAACTATGTTAGCTTCTACTGTGCTCGGTGGTGTGATGAGTGTATGGTCTGAGAGTCGTAAGTCTAAAGCAGAAGCACAGAAACTTCTTATAACTCGTGGTGAGTTTGATATGAAAGCTAAGAAGCAATCACTTGAACACGGTTTAAAAGATAAAGGATTTGCATGGACAAGAAGAATTATAGCACTAACATCAGTGTTTGCTATAGTACTCTTACCTAAACTTGTAGCTGTTTATTATCCAGATGTTAGTGTTACTGTTGGTTATACTAACTGGAATCCGGGTGGTTTGTTTAGGTCAGGCAGAGAAGTATTTGAATGGATTACTTTTCAAGGGCTTGTAATAACTCAATTAGACACTAACTTAGTATCAGCTATTATAGGTATGTATTTTGGTGGTAGTTTGGCAAAAGGTAAGTAATGAACGATTGGGTACAGGCTATAGAAACTATAGGTATTCCGGCAGCTGGTGCAGCAGGATTAGGATATCTTGTATGGGTCTTGTTTAAATCTTTAATAGCAGACATACATAAAAAATTAGATACGCAACACGGCATGATAGTTGCATTGATAGATAGAATAAGACAGATGGATAACGACATGATTAGGATAGACGCAATGTGTCGTGCAGCAATGGGTTTAAAACCAGACATAGATAGGATAGCTAGAGCAGATGGAAAGAAAGACCAAAGAAAAGACTGAAACAATAGAGGATATGCATCCTATGACACAGATTACAATAGCTTCAATAGTTCAAGTTTGTGTATTAGTACTTATGTTTTTATCTATGATAACAATTAATATTGCAATTTAATATGAAAGTAAAACCTACATTTAAAAACACAGCCAAGGTAGAGAGAAACTGCTGGTGGTGTCTTATGTTCTGGTGTTTGCTAGTAAGTGTTTTTGCTGTTAATAGTGTATCAGATGAGATAGTTTTTAAGTTTAAAAGCCCTAGCTTTAACGGTAACAATACCAGCTCACATTATCTTACTATACAAAACCAAGAGTTTAATCGTAAAGAAGCTCTCAAGGCAGAGATAAAAGCTTTACAAGACCAGATAAAAAGAGACAAAGAGAATACAACTCTAGCAAGATTCATTAGGAACTTAGAGTCCAGAATCTACTCACAGCTTTCAAGACAATTAGTAGAAAATTTATTTGGTGAAGTTCCTTCAGACAGTGGTACATTAACTTTAGAAGGCAATACAATAGTATACAAAGTAGAAGACGGAATAATAACTCTAACAATAACGGACAGTGATGGGAATCAAACAACAATTAGTTTGCCTGTGGGTAATTTTACTTTCTAGTTGTGCAGTAATAGAAGAGAGTGGAGATTTAGTTTTAACTAAAAAAGTCCAACCAACTACTACATTAAATTTACAATCAGAAGAACTTAGAAATTTACCTCCGGCACAGATAAAACCTACTATAGCTATCTATCCTAATAGTTTTAGAGACTTAACAGGACAACGTAGAAGTAATAGTTCTTTTGCTTTATTTAGTACAGCAGTTACACAGGCACCAGAAGCTTTTCTTATTAGAGCTTTTAAACATACAGCAGACGGAAAGTTTTTTAGAGTTGTTGAAAGAGTAGGACTAGATGATTTAGTAAAAGAAAGACAACTTATTAGAAGTACTCGTCAAGAGTTTGAAGACGATGACAAGATGAAACCTTTGTTATTCGCAGGATTACTAGTTCAAGGTGGAGTAATTAGCTATGAGTCTAATTTAAAATCTGGAGGTAGTGGTGCTCGTTACTTAGGTATAGGCACATCAAAACAATTTAGGGAAGACACAGTTACTATATCATTAAGATTAGTTTCAGTGGCTACAGGTGAAGTTCTTATGGAAACATTAGTATCCAAAAGTATTTTATCAACAAGTGTTTCTCAGGATGTATTTCGTTTTATTGAAGCTGGTACTGAACTAGTAGAAATAGAAGGTGGTATAGCAGAGAATGAAAGTGTTTCTATAGCTTTACAAAAGGCTGTAGAAAATGGGGTATTAAATATAATAAATATTGGAATAGATAGAGGCTATTGGAAATATGAAAAAATTAAAATTATTAAGCCTGATTGCATTGATGAATGCATCGATAGCATACGGGGCTGACAACGAAATATATATAGACCAGTCTGGTGCTACATTCAATTTGGATGCAGAACAGCTTGGTTCAGGTAACATCATAGGCGGGACAACAGCAGCAGCTGGGTCAATGACTGCCTTAGATTTAGACGGTGGTACGCAGACCATTGATATTAATCAGATAGGTTCAAGTAACAAATTTTTAGGAGACATTACTGCAGATAACTTTGTAGGTTTCTGGGAGTTTGATGGTTCTACTAACGTGTTTAACGTACAGATAGACCCTACTAATACTTATGGTGCTGACAACTCTGATGTTAATGTTGATGTAACAGGCGGTACAAATACATTTACACTAGATTTAGGTACTACATCTTTGGCAAGTAATGCAGATTTAGACTGGATTATTAATGGAGATGGTAACACCTTTGACTTTAACATCAACAATGCTGATGCAACCAATGACGTAAATGTTGATGGTAACGATAATACAATAAACTTTACAGGTCAAGGTTATGCAGGTGGGTACTTTAAATTAACTCAAGTAGGAAATTCTAGAACCTTTAACATAAATCAACTGAGCACTTTAGACAATGACTGGTTACGCATCACATCTACTGGCAGTAATGGTATTATTTGTGTCAATCAAAATGACGGGGGAAGTGCAGTCGGTTGCTAATATAGGCAACATAACTGAACTGAACGGAACAGGTCAAGTTGTAAGAGACGAAACCTACCAAGCCTCTCTGTCCTTAGACATAAACAGCTACGATAATGTCCAAACTTCTAACGGGAGATTGGGCATTACTTTTTTAGATGACAGTCAAGTTAGATTGACAGAGCATTCTGAATTAATTATAGATGAATTTATCTATGACCCTGACCCTTCTAAGTCTAAGATGGCTTTACAATTTGCTAGTGGAACTGCAAGGTTTATTACTGGTAAGTTAGCCACAATAGATAAAGAAAACATTACTATTAATACGCCTAGTGCTACGATTGGTATTCGTGGTACAGATTTTACTGTGACTGTAGATGAGTTAGGTCGTAGTTTAGTTATACTATTACCAGACGATGATGGTCTACCTAGTGGAGAGATTGTTGTTGCTACAGCTGTGGGACAGGTAGTTCTTAACAAGCCTTATCAAGCTACTACAGTTTCTATGTTTGAAACTAAACCCACAAACCCCGTTATTCTTGACTTAACCCTAGAGTTAATTGATAACATGTTAATTGTAAATACACCTAGGGAAGTAGAACAAAATGAGAGAGAAGATGGAGGGAGCAGTGTTAGTAGTCTTGATGTTGATTTCCTTGAGTTTGATGATTTAGAGACAGACTATCTAGCAGAAGATAGTTTAGAGTTTACAGAGTTAGATATAAATTATCTTGATGTAAACTTTCTTGAAGACTTGTTAGACATCATAGAGGATGTAAATGAGTTAGACCAGACTTCAACAATTTTACAAACTAATATAGATTTAAAAGGTACTCAAGTAGGATACGATAGTGAGACCCAGATAAATACTTTCTTGACAGATAACGTCATAACATTCTACAAAGCTTTAGAAGATACAATTAAATTAGAATTAGATAAAGCAAATGCCTACACTATTGTAATGATACAAAACGGTAAGAGCACACAAATTATAGTTAATGGTGGTGGAGATTCTACTATCAATATAACACAAGGAGACTAACATGAAGTGGGCATTTACCTTAATAGGCTTACTTACATTGCCTCTCCTCTTCAACCTTGCATCATTAGAAGTAATGAGACTCAAGACCTTTGATGCTCTTGTTACAACTCCGGAACCTACCGGATACTTTTCAATACTTAATATAGACGAACAATTCCTAGATGACCAAGGTGGATATCCTCTGCCTAGAGAAACACTTGCAAAGATTCACAAAGATATAATAGATGCTGGTGCTCTTGGTGTTGGTTGGGTTATGTTATTTCCACATCCAGATAGAATGGGTGGTGATGATGAGTTTTCTATACAACTTGCAAACTCTCCAAGTGTTATAGCTATGCCGGAAATATCCAACGGGTTATATCCTCCTACTGTAGGTACAGTTATCAAAGGACCAATAGTATCTTTACCAAAAGCTCAAGGCTTTTTACAGAACATAGATGTATTAAAAGAATCAGCCAATCAAGGTGCTATATCTGCACCAGTAGACATAGATAATTTAGTAAGGCGTATACCTTTATTACAACAAACAAATAATGGGTGGGTAGCTTCGTTTGGAACAGAAGTTTTAAAAATACTAGGAGGTGGTCAGACTTATCAGATTGTAACAAATCAGAATGGAATTGAACAGGTTAGAGTTAGAGGCATCCCTCCCATTTCTACAGATAGCCTTGGTCGTAAGTGGATTAGTTGGGTTGATACACCACAGACAACACTAGAAGAATTAAATGTACAGAATAAATTTGTGTTTGTAGGTTTTACTGCAAAGGGAATATCACCACAACTTGCAACACCTAACGGACTGTTAGAGCCTCACAAAATACAAGCAGCTTTGTCTGAAAGTATGTTGATGGACACACCACAAATACCAGACTACAGATTGTTTATTGAGCTTCTTATATTATGCTTCTCTGGCTTACTCACAGCCCTTGCAATCAACTATCTTGGTATCACTAAGGGCGTAGTATCGTTCTTAATAATGTTAGTAGGTATGGGATATTTTGAATACCACTTTGTTACTAATAATTTACTAATAGACTTTACATGGAGTATGACATGTATGACACTTTTAGCTACACAACAATTTTATATAAACTTTAGAACACAATTTAAATTAAGACAACAGATTAAGAAACAGTTTGGTACTTATCTTTCTCCGGATATGGTATCTATGTTACAAAAGAATCCAGAGCTTTTAAAGTTAGGAGGAGAGAGAAAAGAGATGACGTTTTTATTTACTGACATCATGGGTTTTACTCCAGTATCAGAAGTTTTTAAAAACAAAGATGACCCTGAAGGATTGGTAGAACTAATCAATACTTATCTTGATACAATGACAAAGATTATATTAGCTAACGGTGGCACAATAGATAAGTATATGGGTGATTGTATTATGGCTTTTTGGAATGCTCCATTAGCCTGTGATAATCATGCTGAACTAGCTATCAAGTCTGCTATAGAAATAGAACAAGCTACAATAGAACTTAACAAACAGTTTGAAGAACAAGAGCTAGGACTACCACCTATAAATGTAGGGACAGGAGTAAACTCTGGTACTTGTATTGTTGGTAACATGGGAAGTGAGACACGCTTTGATTACTCTGTCGTAGGAGATGCAGTAAACCTAAGTGCTAGACTTGAGGCTACTGCTGGTAGAAACGATTATAAACAATGGAAGATAATAATATCTGAATATACTAAAGAGTTAGCAGGAGATTGTTTTGATTATGAAAAGATAGATAGTATATTAGTAAAAGGTAAGTCAGAACCTATTACAATTTACTTTCCTACTTCAAAGAGTTGAGTTGTCTTTGAAAGTAATCGTGAAGGTCTCCTAGTTTTTCCTTACCACTTCTAACTATTGTTTTCATTAGTGGTCTATCGTCTGGTGGAAACACATCATCAATTTTATCTTCAGGTAAAGTACTAAACTCTGTAACAATTTTATTATCTCTTGTTAGAAGTATTTTAAAACTTACTAAGTTAGCTTCTTGATTATTATTCATTACTCTCTTCTAAGTTTGCAAAGTTAATACCGTCTTGTCTTCCTCTAAGACCAGCTTTCATATAAGTAGTTGCTCTACCTTCAAAGAAGTTCTGATGCTCTACACCTGTAACCTCATCAATCCACCCAAGAGGATTCTCTCTTTGGTCATAGTTAGTTTTTAAACCAAGCTGTAGTAATCTTCTATCAGCTATGTATCTATTGTAAGCATACATATCTTTCTTAGTTAATCCTTGTATATCTCCCATATCAAACACAAGGTCTAAGAATTTATCTTCAAGCTCTACCATGTGTCTACATATTTGATATAGTTCTTTCTTAAAATCATCTGTCCATATCTCTATGTTTTCTTGTATAAACTCTCTAAATAATTTAGTCATAGCTTCAACATGCATAGACTCATCACGTATAGAGTAAGTAACTATCTGTCCCATACCTTTCATTCTACCAAACCTAGGGAAGTTTAATAAGATTGCAAAGCTACTAAAGAGTTGTAGTCCTTCTGTAAAAGCCGAGTAAACTGCTAGGGTTTTAGCTATAGTTTCTTTCTTAGCTTTAGAAGGTTTAAAGTTTCCAACATAATCATGTTTGTCTGCCATCTCTTCATACTCTGCAAAAGCTTTATACTCTATCTCAGGCATACCAACTGTATCAAGTAACAAACTGTAAGCATGTTGATGTATTGATTCCATGTTAGCAAAAGAACCCATCATCATTCTAGCCTCTGGCTTTTTAAATATAGGCATATACTTATCTATGTATCCGGAAGCTACATCTACATCTGATTGAGTAAACAATCTAAATATTTGTGTTAGTAAATTCTTTTCTACTGGTGTTAGTTCTTGCCAATCTTTAACATCTGTGTGCATAGGTACAGATTCAGGCATCCAATGCATTTGATTCTGTAATACGTAGTAATCGAACATCCATGGATATTCAAAAGGTTTATAATAATCTCTAGTCTTGAGTAAACTCACGGAAATTCTCCTGTAATATAGTTAATAGTTCTGATGCTTCAGCATAATCTTTTAGTAATTTATCTATTGTCTCAACAAAGTTAGGGTGGTCAGCCACACCTATTTGGTAATCAAATAAAACATCTAAGTTTGCTTTAGCTACTTGTTTGTCTGCTTCATATTTTAATTCCAAAGCACGGAATAAGTTATCTCTTATATTCATATGTTATCCTTCACATGCGATACATTCTGTATCTTCTAAATTAATTCTAGGTACTTTAACATTTACATTCTCTACTGTACGAGCAGCATTTGAACGGAAGTAGTAAAGCGATTTAAGTTTCTTCATACCATACCAGTGAACATCATTAACATACTGCATGTATTCATCGTGTGTTTCTTGAGGCTCTGTTGCTTTAGGTAAAGTAAAGAAAAGATTAACCGATTGTGCTTGACACACAAACTGTTGTCTTTGATGGGCGTGTTCTATAATCCATATTTGATTTAGTTCATTAGCTGTTTTAAATATTTCTTTCTCTGCATCTGTAAGAATATCTAAGTGTTGTACCGAACCTTCGCTACCTGATATATCTTTCCAAATATCTTCAAGCTCTTTAACTTTTAATCCTTTAGATTTTAAAACTTTTTCCAAATATTTATTCTTAACTTGGTAGCTCCCTGATAAAGTCTTATGAGTATAGCAGTTAGCCCTATAAGGCTCAATACTAGGGGAAGTACCACTACATATAATACCACTACTAGCATTAGGAGCAATAGCCATGAGATTAGCATTTCGCTTCCCTGTACCATGGATGTCAGGAGCCTCGCCCCTTTGTATAGCCAACTCTTTAGTTGCTTCCTTGGCTCTAGCTTTGATAAAGGTGAAAGCTCTATGATTAAAACCAGTTGCGAATATTCCCTCGAAAGGTATGTTCTTAGACTGGAGATACGCATGAAAGCCCATCGCACCGAGTCCGAGACTTCTCTCTCTATATGCCGAATACGCAGATTTAGTAAATCCTTCTTTACCTTCTCTAACATACTTCTGAAATCTTTTAAAGTTTGCACTATACTCTCCCAGTTGTGTTGTATCTATAGCATTGTCAATGTAATGTTGTAATACATTGTCAAGCATAGTTATTAAGTCTTGTATAAAGTTATCGTCCTTTGACCACTTATCAAAATGTTCTAAGTTTACTGAAGACAAACAACATACTGCTGTTCTTTCTTCGTTAGTAGGTAATGTAATCTCTGAACATAAGTTACTTTGTTTAATACTTAACCCTAAATCTTTTTGTTCTTTAGATAAAGCATTGTTACATGTATCTATATTAATCATGTAAGGTTCGCCTGTCTCTGCTCTAGCATGTATAATCTGCCACCATATATCTCTAGCGTTTACTGTCTTAACAGCTTCGTTAGTCTTAGGGTCTATCAATCTCCAGTCTTCATCTTTTTCAACAGCATTTAAAAATGCATTAGATATGTTGATACCATTATGTAGATTAAGATTCTTTCTGTTGATATCACCACCAGATTCTTTACGCATGTTTATAAACTCTTCTATCTCTGGGTGGCTTATGTCCATATAAGCAGCATAACTTCCTCGTCTTGTAGTGCCTTGATTAAAGGCTAACATCTGAGAATCAACTACATGCATGAAAGGGATTGAACCAGTAGACTTACTACCGTGAGCAGTAGAAATACCATTGCTTCTAATGTCGCCCCAATATCCACCAATACCTCCACCTGAACTCGCCAACCATATGTTTTCATCATAATGAGAAGATAGACCAGTCCTACTGTCAGGTACATAATTGAGAAAACAGCTGATAGGAAGACCCCTTGTTGTACCCCCATTACTAAGTATAGGAGTGCTGAACATGAACCAACGGTGGGAACAGTAATCATAAAGTCTTTGAGCAAGTTCAAAATCAGTTTCACCTTTGAAGGTGGCTCCGAATACGGAGGCTCTTGCGAATGCTTCTTGTGCATGTGTTTCATTCTCCCAAAAGTATCTATCTTTTAATGTGTCTATACTAAACTTATCAAATGTTTTTTCTCTGTCATAGTCTATATCAATACCTAAATAAGGTTTCTTCCCTACTTTATCTTCAATCATTCTTCTTCCTGTAAATGTAATGTTATTATAGCATAGTGTATTATCTTTAATAGTTCTGCTTTCTTGTTATCTTTCTTGCCATATCTCATAGCATACTTCATTATGTTTCCAACACAAAAACTTTCTCCGTGTCCAGCATCTATAATCATATCAGTTGCTTGGTACTTGCCATTACCGTAATGAGCATCGTAAGTTTTATCTATGTAAGTTTTTATTTCTTTTAAAGTTTTATCTTCGCTAAACTTGTATGTCATTTCTCCATTCCTCCGGTAATGTTTCTTCACTATACCATCTAAAATTGTTTGACTCTGCCCATTCAGCATGACTTCTCTTAGTTCCATCTTTTCTTTTCTTAGCCTGTGGCATAGGAGCATAAGGTTTTTGGAACAAGAAGACTAACTCCATATCTTTAGGTAATGCTTCTCTTACGTGTATGTACTTACTATACTCTGCATAGTCCCAGAACCTACCTTTAGCTTCAAGTAAAATAGTTTTATCATCTATTGTCTTTACAAAGTCTGGCTCGTATCTATGCCTAACAATGTAATCTATTTTTTCCCAATGATGTTTCCAATCTTTAAGAATAGTTTGATGTATATCATATTCCCACCTACTATCATATCCTTTAGGGACATTTACTTTCTTAGGTCTGGGTTTTCTAGGTACTCTTTTAGGCATTTAGTTCTTCTAAGGTTATGTTAGGATTTCTCTTAACTTTCTTAACGAACCACCTTAGACTGTAAGCACTTAACATAAATTTATTGTTAGCAAAGATGTGTGTTTGCTCTGGTAAAAATTCATGTAAGTTTTTCTTAGTAATTTTAGTAGCGTCTTCACCTTCAGGAACCATAGTCCTAATCCATTCTATTAATAAAGATTCTGCTTTTCTTCTTATTACTTTAGACTTTCTTTGATTCATAATTCTTTACCAACTTCCAATAATTTAAAATACTATTAAACATTTCTGTATGTTTTTTCTGTGTGTCTCTATCCCATATATGACAAGCTATTAGTTCATTGTCTTCTCTATCAACAAAGATAGATACTCTTTCAACATCATCGTAACCACAACCTTGTGCGTAAGCAGACAACTGCATACCATGTTCATCATATACTAACTTAGCTGGGTCTTTACCTTCTAAGTTATCTTTAGTTTTAAAGTCTACAAAGATACCGGACTTAGAATATAAATCTATCTTACCACCATAGCCTAAGTCAGCACAGAAAGAATCCTCTGCTATCCACTCTTCATCAGGAAACTTATCATCTAAGTAATTCTTAATAACACAATAAGTTTCTGTATTCTCTTCACCAAGAAAACCACGTTCAATCATGGCATGAATCTTAGTACCTTTCTTTGCAGCTTCTTGTCCTATTCTTTTAGAGTCTTGCTTACACCTGTATGCAAACTCTTCTATAGATTCTAAAGGGTCTTTCTCTAAAGTTAAAGCAGAGTTAAGTGCTTGATTTATTTTCCAATTCTCTAATGATGGTTTAGCTATCATACCAAGAATGGTAGTGACAGAGGGTACTAGGTTATCTTTCTTAGCATCTCTAAGAGTAGTGTTTCTTTCCTTACCATTAGCACCTATGACTGTGTACATTGGGTCTCCCTCTTGGGTATACCAATGACCAGATTCAGCTGTTATTTTCTTAGCCGACAGTTTATTATATACTTCTTGAGTAGATGTGTCAAGTGTTTCTTTATTTTTTTTCATCTTCTGATTCCTTAAATGCTTTTATAACGTCTGATGAGAATAACTTTTGGAGATTAACTAAGAACATTTTACTAGCGTTATGGTCACCACCTGATACAGTTTTAAATGTATCAAGCTTATCAACTATAGTTCTAAGTACATCTGTTTTAAATACAAGGGTACAGAACTCGTTGTCTCCGACACATAAGTTATGAAACCAATAGTCTGATTCAGTTGCTCTAATACCAGATGGTTTGTTCCATGACTCATACTCTATACAGATGTTACCTGTCTTCATCCACATACCTTTCTCTGATTTAACTTCTATCTTCTTACCAGTAAGCATATCCTTTATCTTATCTTCTCTTATCTCTCCATACTCTAGGTCAATGTCAAATTTCTTTCTATCTTCTTTATTTGGTTTCATCTTTAATTCCTTTTTCTTTATATAGTTTCTTATAAAACTTACCAACTTTTAATATCTCACTTGGGGTTGCTGAATTTTTTATAGTGTTTGCAAGACTAGAAACAACAATACAATTATCTAATACATATCCTTTATAGTTATCTATCCTATCTATTGTAGGAGAATTTTTCCAGTCTTCTCTACCATGAACTAATTTAATATTAAGAACCGGACATATTTCCGGAAAATGTATTTCTTTTTTTACTAAATTAAAATCCATATTTTTTTTCTTGGCTCTTGTTTTTGCATCATAAACCATACTTGCTTTGAGGTATCTGTGATTGTTATCTCTGTAGTATTTATTATAACATGTTCTACAATCGGCTCTTAGTCTACCATGCTCTCTCTTAGAAAAAAATTCTTCAGTGTATTCTTTTTCTATACCACATTTAGTACAAGCTTTAGTGTGTTTCACTCCAATTTACTCCTGTCTTGTATTCACCGTCCAATGGACAACGAAGATTAAAGTATTCTCCTGCCTTTACTATACTGTCTACGGCTAATCCTCCTACGAAATCAGCTTGACTTTCTTTTACTTCTATCTGCCATTCATCGTGAATGTTGGCTACGAATTTGTATTCTATGTTGTTTAATTTTAACACATCATCTAGGATTACTAAAGCTTTCTTCATAACTATAGCACCTGCTCCTTGTAGTAAAGTGTTCAATGCTGAATGTTGGTTACGAACATAAAGCTTCCTACCATCTAATCCTTTGAGGTATTTTTTTGCTGAAGCTCTTTGCACTCTGTCTCTAAGAGACTTAAATGTAGGCTTATTATCAAAGAAATATTGTCTAGCTCTCTTACCATCTGCTGTACTTCCTCCGACCACTTTACCAAGCTTCTCATCTCCTGCTCCGTACATGAGTGCATAGATGAATGTCTTTGCCTTATCTCTTGATTCAAGTTTTGCAAGTTGCTGATTAGCTGTGTGGATATCTCCGTTGAGTATTTCATTTGTGTATTCCTCGTCATTCATATAGTGTGCTAACATTCTAATCTCAAGACCAGAAGCATCAACACCTAATAGAACATTGTTATCTTCAACAATCCAACAAGCTCTACACTCTTTACCATAAGGGCTATGAGAGCTAGGAACTTGTGCCATGTTGGGGTTTCTATGTGTCATACGTCCGGTGATAGCACCATTAGGTATGACGAATCCATGAACTCTTTCATCTTCTTCAGTAGCTTCTATCCAAGAATCAATCTGGGCTATACGCTTTTGAAGTAATAAGAATTGTGCTATAAGATTAGCTTCATGTATGTGTGTGATTTGTGATAGAGTTTTCTCATCTACTATTGGTTGACCTGTAGGTGTAAACCTATCTGGCTTCCAACCAAAGTCAATAAGATATTCTCCAATCTGTTTACGACTACCTAAATTAAAATCAACTAACTGTTGTCTCATAAAGGAATTCATATTTTGTGTAGTAATACATCTGTCATACTCATCATCGGTAAGACCACGCTTAGATAACTCTCCGTCTTTCTTTATGTAAGGAGTTACTAACTTATCGTCTACCCATTTAGGTTTAAATGTATTATGAACTTCATCTTCTATTGCTTGTTTCTTTTCTCTAAGTTCAGCAAGTAAAAGTAAACCATGTTGAGTATCAAACTTAAATCCGTTTACCTCTTGTTGTTTTATAATCTTGCTTACTCTTTGTTCAAGCTCTACAGATTGTTTATCAAAACCTTTACTTTCTTTTCTTAGTTCTTTTAATACTACTGTATTAAGTTCAACATCACGAACACAATAGTTCATCATGTCTTCAGAGTAATTAAGGTAGTCAGAAAATTCTATCTTATGATAGCCTAACTTATATCCCCACTTCTCTAGGCTGTGTCCACCTTCTCTAGCTGGATTGAATAGTCTGGATAAAACAAGAGTATCTATTACAGGAATAGAAGACAGGTCAACATCACTAAACTTATGTACCATTGGTATATCAAAGCCTATGATGTTATGACCTATCAAAGTATCTGCTGTTGTTAGAAACTTATAACCTTCTTGTAGTTTATCAGGTGGAAATTTATATATCTCCTCTGTGTTTAAGTCTTGAGCAACAATGCAATGAATTAAAGTTGCGTCAAGGTCATCTGTTTCTATATCAAATACTAATTGCATTAGAATAATTCATCAAGGGTTGCATCAAATTCTATATCTTTATCAGATACCTCAGACAATCTGCCTGTTTCTGAATCATATACAACACTACATGCCATACCTACGTCCCCTGTGTATCTTGATTTAAGAACACGAAGTTTAGTTGTCCTAGCTTCTTCAACATCATCTGATTGTTGATTCCTTTCTAATGCTATAACACAATCACTAAGCTGTCCGATACTGTTAGAACCTCTAAGATGAGATAGAGAAACCTCTATACCATTCTCATGTCCTTTGTTACCATCAACTCTACGTAAGTGTGAAACTAAAATGATACCAGCACCTGTCTCTTCTACTAAACTTCTAAGCCTAGTCATAATAGAATCAATAGCACGTCTCTCATCTCCTTCATGGACGGCACTAACTAACATATGTAAATGGTCTACTACCACCCACTTGCAGTCGCATCCTATAATCATAAAGCGAAGCTTAGTAAAGATGTCATCAATGTCATTCGTTCCAAAGTGTGAATGCACCCATACTCTATTACGATTATCTCCGTCATAAAGTATATCAAACATCTTATCAAGTTCTTCTTTAGAAAATCTATCTCTTACTTGGTCAACATATAACCTAGCGTTAGCTTCAATAGATAGGATACCATCAATGGTTCTTCTCCAATCTTCTTCTAGTGCTATGATACCTACGTTATCTTCAGTATTTTTAATAAGATGATGTTCAAGTTCTCTAGTTACACTAGACTTACCAAGACCTGTACCACCTGTAAGTGTTACAAGTTCTCCCTGTCTAAGTCCATATAGCTTCTTGTTTAATCCTTCATAAGGATAAGGGACACTCTCTTTCCTTTCACGATTGTGAAACTTTTCTCGTTGTTCTGAAACATTTATAACACCAGAGGGTGTATAAATTTTAGAAGCCCACCAACATTCAACAAACTCTTTATGTCTGTTAGAACGTAGCATATCGTTAGGGTCTTTGAAGCCATGAGGTAGTGTAAGTATCTTAGCCTTTCCGGGTTTGAAAAGTCTAGCAACTTTAATAGATGCTTCCTTTCCTGCCTTGTCATTATCAAAAGCTACGATAACATTTTCAAACTCATCAAAGAACTCTAAGCTTTCCTTGATATCTTTGACTGCTCCCTGTGCACCACGCTTGATAGATACTACTGCCCACTTAGAACCTAGCAGTTCATAAGCTGACATAGCATCACACTCGCCTTCGGTTATGGTAACGTACTTGCCACCCTTAAATAATTGTTGACCAAATAAACCTGTATCGTTATAAGTTCCAGAGACAAAGAAGTCTTTAGTTACTACGTTACGATACTTGGTAGCTGATAGCTCATGCCCATTGTAATATGGGTACATATGCTTAACTACATTTCCTTTTAGGTCATGTACGCATTTGACTCCATACTTAGTAGCAGTAGATTGAGATATTTTCCTATCTGTAAGAGGTGAAAATTTCCCTTCGTCTACCATATCAGGTTTCTTGGTCGGTGTTGTTGTTGCTGTTTGCATATTCTTTCCTCCACATGCATCGGTATAACTAGGCATAAACTCACCACAACTAAAACACTTTGCTGAATCGTCTTCGTTGATTCCAACAGCATCACTACTGTTGCAAAGTGGACAGGGTTGATGTAGCTTATCCCATGTTTTATCCATGTTAGCCCTCATTAATATATGTAATTAAGATTCGTCTGTTGACTCTTCTTCTACAACTACTTCTTCTTCAACAGGTTCTGCTGGTTCTTCTACCATAGCTTCTTCACTGTTTTGAAGTAGTATGGTTAGATTGTTTTGATGTGTATCAGAGGCAAAGTTAAGTGCTTCAACTACTACATTCAGTGTACCTATTTTACTAATCATAGTATTAGCTTCGTTCTTATTGTTATCATCTTCTATCATAGAAGTATTATAAGTAACAGTACCATCATCTTTTCTAATAGTTATAATCATATTAAAATTCCTCGTTGTCTGAACTTGCTTCAGAGTATTCTACTAAATCAGTAACCTTCACAGCTATTAACTCTGCAAACGTACCATACTTTCCTGTATAGGGTTTAATCTTTACAGTAACACCAGAGCCATTACCAACATTAACATCTAAGTCTGTGCCTTCTGCATCAACTAACTTAGGTGCTGGATTGGTTGTCCCGTCATGCTTCTCTACCTTTCTACTGAATGAGAATGCTGGTTCGTCATACTTAGGTTGACCATCTCTGGTTCTGACCTGTGCTAAACCAATACCCTCTAATCTAGTAGCAGTATCCGTATCTGTCAACACCACTATTCCATACTTATGTGGTTCAAACTTAGTGTTTGGTGTGCTGACATTTGCCCACATAGCTTTTCCTTCTATATACTCATACATATTGTTTTCCTCCGTTGGATTTAATTATGTTTAAAGATTGTAACACATCTATTTTTTAGATGCAACTCTCTTTGCTCTTCTTCTTGCGTTGTTCCTATCCCTTGTAAATTGAATAGAGGATTGCAAGTCTTCCCATAGTTCATCAAGTGCTTGTTTCTTTTGTTCTTTGTTAAGTCTTGTAACGATTTTGATATCAGACTTCTTAGGTATCCAAGTATCCCAATAGGCTTTGTCCATGTCTTTCCATGTCCAACCTATCTCTTTGTCTAGTGTTGTTGATTTAAAATATAGATTCATAGTAACCCTCGTGTTAAAAAGGAGTTTTTACACTCCTTAATTTTTAAATTTTTGATAAGATATAATCTAAGTCTAATTTATAATTTTTATTTATAATTTTATTTTTAGTTTTATTCCATTTCTCACCGTACACATTTCCTTGCTTAGTTATCTTTGTAGTTATAAAGACAGCAGTTCCATGACCGTAATGGTTTCCACCATGTTTGATAAAAAATTTATCGTTTGTATTTATTTTCATATAGCCCTCCGACTTGTTTGAAAATATATTATAACATATCTAATTTTGAAAGTCAAGGGGTACTTTAAAGTGATACCCAGCACTCGAACATTATCTTTTA